TTCCCTCTATGGTGGTGGCCGTGTTGGTTCGCAGATCACCGGCGGTGTTCTCCTCAACGGAGTAAATGCCGAGCGTGGTCCGTATGCACTTAACAACGGCTATTCGTCACCGACAGGATCTGCGACTGTATCTCCCGTGATGCTCTTCTCGGGCAACGTGGGTGCGAACGGAGAGGCTGAACTCTTGCCGGACGCAGTGGTACTCGCCACTGTCGGTGCTCGACTTCGTAATGCTGATATGCTTCAGTTTGACCCCGATTTAATTTCGGGATCTGCTGTCGCTGGTGCAGTCATCCTGAAATCAGCGCTGAGTGCTGGATCATTCAATTTTGATGACTTTGTTGCCATGATTGATGCTACGCTGGCCAACGGCCGCCTCGTGCGCCGCCTTAGCCGCGAGGATCCCACGAATAGTGATCGTGTGGTTCTGATTGCCAATGCTAGCGGTTCCGAGTCTGAGACAGTCATCGGTGCAGCCCTCTCGGGCCTTAGCACCCTGACGGTTCCGATCGCAGATGATTTCCAGGCTGTTAATGGTTCCCTAGGTGCTGTTGAAGGTATTGTGGAGTGGGGACTTGAGAACAATCCGAACATTCCCGAGATCGACATCAAGGTCGACAGTGTGTCCGTTACCGCGGTCACCAAGAAGCTCAAGGCCAAGTGGACCCCGGAGTTAGGACAGGATCTTAACGCCTACCACAACCTTGACGCTGAGGTCGAGCTGACTCAGATCCTCTCGGAGCAGATTGCTCTTGAGATCGATCGTGAGATCCTTGAGGACCTCGTTCGAGGCTCTGAGGCTGGTGTTCGTTACTGGTCGCGCTCCCCTGGTCTGTTCCTTAACCGGCTGACCGGTGCTGACGCGTCTAATACCACAAGTCCTCCGGACTTCACGGGTAACGTCAGTGAATGGTATGAGACTCTCATTGAGACTATCAATGATGTGTCGGCACAGATCCACCGGAAGACTCTCCGTGGTGCTGCCAACTTCGTCGTCTGCGGACCTGAAGTTGCCAACATCCTTGAGTTCACCGCTGGCTTCCGTGCCAATGTGACTGCTGATAGCGACCGCGGCGACGCGGGTGCTGTTAAGGTTGGTTCGCTTTCGAAGAAGTTCGATGTTATCGTCGATCCCTACTTCCCGCGACAGTTGGTCCTAGTTGGCCGACGCGGTAGTAGCTTCCTTGAGAGTGGCTATGTGTACGCACCTTATGTGCCGCTGCAGACCACACCTACTATCTTCGGTGTTGAAGACTTCGTGCCCCGTAAGGGAGTCATGACTCGATACGCCAAGAAGATGGTTCGTCCCGATATGTACGGCTTAGTTATCGTTCGAGATCTTGAGTTTGGTAATCCTATCAGCTAAGTGATTGAGTGAGATATTAAGTTAATATCTGGCGTAAGGTCAAAATAGTTAAAGCCCCGTCTCTTTTGAGGCGGGGCTTTCTATTTAGTATTGGACAATTAGAGGAAGATAGATGGCAGTTCCAAAGTTAAATCCAGGTTCAACAACGAATTCAAATGTGCTCCCTGTTACTGGGAGCCCGACAAATGTTGTGGCAACCCTCCCTTTTGGGATCTACGCCGCTTCGGCGCCCTTTTTATCGGGCGCCTCCGATCAAGTAGCTTATACATATAAGAAACTAGGAGGGGATGTCTTAGACATTGAGCTTACGGAGGGAAATGTATATTCAGCCTATGAAGAAGCCGTTTTAGAATATTCATATTTAATTAACCTTCATCAAAGCAAGAATTCATTATCTAGCCTTCTGGGGGCTCAAACAGCCTCGTTTGATCAAAATGGGCAAATTTCGGCCGGCGATGCGCTTTCCGGATCCAATGTAGAATTAAAATATCCTCGTTTTGATTATGGTTTTGCCAAGCGCGTTTCTCAAACCATAGCAACAGATTCGGCCGTGGGAGGGTTATTGCCTATATATTCATCTTCCTTTGATGTGACCGCAGGCCAGCAAGATTATGATCTTCAGGAAATAATTTCTACTTCAGCCACCTTTTCGGGCAGTGTGGGAAAGAGAAGAATTATTATTCGTAAAGTCTTCTTCAAGACCCCACGCGCGATGTGGCGATTCTATGGGTATTACGGGGGCTTTTCAGTGGTTGGCAATATGCGCACCTATGGGCAGTACGCTGACGATTCCACATTTGAGATTGTTCCTACCTGGCAGAACAAACTACAGGCCATGGCATATGAGGATTCCTTATATACACGCGTTTCACACTATTCATATCAACTTCAAGACAATATGCTGCGCCTTTTCCCGGAACCACAAAACATTTCACAGAAGAAATTCTGGGTTCAGTTTAGTATTGATAAAGAGTTTAACCCATGGGAAGAGACCGGCCGCGGTGCGGAGGGAGTAGAGGGGATCAACAACCTCAATACGTTACCTTTCGAGAACCTCCCATACAATAGGATCAATTCTATAGGAAAGCAGTGGATTCGCAGGTTTGCACTAGCCCTGACAAAGGAAATGCTTGGACATGTGAGAGGGAAGTTCTCAGTAGTACCAATTCCTGGCGAAAGCGTAACCATGAATGCGTCTGACCTGCTGTCTCAGTCACGCACCGAACAAGATAATCTTCGCACAGAACTTAAGGCGCTTCTTGACGAGACAACCTACGACAAGTTGGCGACAACAGACGCTTCGTTGCAGGACTCCACCAAGAAAGTGGTGGAAAATGTGCCAGCCGGCATCTTTGTAGGGTAGTCGCGTGGCCAAAAACCGAAGAACACAGGCACAAATTCAAGATAAAGAAGCAAGTCGTTATGATTATGTCGGGGATAAAGAGGTCGCTGATAAACTGCATGAAATAGAATTTATGCCGTCTTCATTGGAAACAATCGACGGCGCGCTGTTAAGATTTATTGATGAAGATTTAAACTTATCTACCACAACAAACGAAGGCTTTAAAAAAGTGCCGGTGCTATGGGTTACGGCGGAACGAGCATATCAACTTAAGCATAACAAAGACCTCAGAGATTCGGAGGAAACCTTCATATTACCTTTAATCAGTGTAAATCGGTCCTCTGTCACCAAGGAGCCAAATTTTAGGGGCACAGTTTACGCAAACTTGTATCCCAATGCGGATGCGAAGGGCGGGACTACTGTTACTATTGCAAGGCATATAAATCCTAAGAAGACAGCTGAATTTCAAAATGCGTACGCAAATAGAAAACTTGGGCCCGATAAAAAGATTCCCACCGAGAATTATAATACCAACAAAAGGAACATGTCCACGCAGAGAACTGTATATGAAACCATAACCATCCCCCTTCCAGTGTGGGTGAAGGTAATGTATGAGATTACCGTTCGAACTGAATACCAGCAACAACTAAACGAGATGATCAGACCTTTTCTGACAGTTCCCGGCAACTCTCGGATGCCAAAAAGAATCGAAAATGAGGGACATTTTTATGAAATTTTCATTGATGGCAACTTGGCCAATAATGCGAACAAAGCGAACCTTGCGATGGCCCAAAGAAACTATGAAACTACTATTAATATCGAAGTTTTAGGATACCTTATTGGTGAGGGTGAAAACCAAGAAAAGCCCAAGATTGTCCGCCGCGAAAATGCGGTTGAAGTAAAAATAGGCAGAGAGAGAACGGTCCTTGGTGAAATCCCTCATAGTATTAAAGATGGATTTTATAGAGAATAATACCATTGCTACTATTTAGCACTATTTACTTTGAACATTTTCATAATGTAGGAGAACCTCTCGAATGTCGGTAAAAAATTACAGATTTGTATCACCTGGAGTTTTTGTCAATGAGATTGACAACTCTCAGCTTCCCGCCTCGCCCGCCGGAATCGGACCAGTTATTTTTGGTCGCGCAAGAAAAGGGCCTGCCTTACGGCCAGTAACAGTTAACTCTTTTGAAGAGTTCGTGAATGTCTTTGGAGCACCGAGTCCCGGCAGCTCTGGCGACGATGTCTGGCGCCGAGGCAACAATGGCACCGCCACCACATATGGCATGTATGCTGCGCAGGCATATCTTAGAAACAGTTCTCCTCTAACTTATGTACGACTCCTTGGTGCCGACAAACCTGGAGTTGCCACAGCTGGTCAAGCCGGCTGGAGTGCCACTAATGCGTACGGTCTCATTGTTTTTGAAACGGGCTCTAGCGCCATGTGCGAGCTTACTGGCGCCCTGGCAGCAGTTTTCTACTCCACGGATACAGACGTTTCTTTTGAGCTAAGCGGCGCGATTGCCACAGTGACCGGCTCGACTACTGCGCCCCTCTGGGCCCCGGTCTCAGGCGCCACGGTCACAGGCTCAGGCGTAATCGTGAAAAACACGGGCGGTAAGTTTGAATACAAGATGCTTATTAAGAATTATGATGGTTCTAATACCCTCACTACTACTTTCAACTTTAGCAAGAACGACTCGAAATATATTCGTAAGGTTCTTAGCACAAACCCACAAAAGACTAATAGCGCCATTACCACAAATACTGTTGACTATTGGTTAGGGGAAACCTTTGACCGGCACCTGGCAGCTCAAATTGATAATACTCAGAGCAGCACCTGGGCCGCGGTTGTGCCTCTCCGCACAACATCAAGTGCATATGTTGGTTATGATTTTAAAGCCAACTTGAATTCTGCCGAAACTCCACAGGTTATTAGTTGCAGACTAAGCCCTTCATCTGCACCTCAAGATTTGTTTAAAATTGTGGCTCTCAATGAGCCCGGCGACTGGACCAACAAAAATCTTAAGATTTCCATTCAAGATATCGCGGTTTCCACCAATGATAGCACCGATTACGGGTCTTTCTCGGTTGTTGTTCGTCATCTAAGTGACACCGACAATGTGGTAAGGATCGTTGAACAGTTTAACGATTGCAATCTCAACCCGGATTCCCTTAATTATGTCGCGCGCCTTATTGGCGACAAGCGAACCGAGTGGAACGAAGACGAGCGCCGCTATCGTGTCGTGGGAGGCTATGACAATCGCTCCGACTATATCCGCATCGTTATGAATGCAGATGTGGACGCGGGCACGATTACAGACCCACAACTTCTTCCCTTTGGCTTTAGGGGCATCGTTAAATACAATGATGAGGATCTGCTCCAGACGGGATCCCTCGCTGGCCAGTGGCTTTCTGGCACCGCGGTAACGGGACTCCCCGTCGGAGGCCTCGGCTGCGAGATCACCTCTGGCTCTCTCTTTGCCATTTCTGGCGGCGCCGACGTCGCGGCTATCCTCAACTACAACATTAACGTCATCTACCCCGTTCCTGAGTTCCGAATCAACGCTTCCGACGGAAACCTGAACAACCCCAAGGATGCGTACTTCGGCCTCCAAACAGCCGAAGCTGCCGGCAGCACAGTATTCGATCGCTCTACGATTGACCTTCTCCGTCCTCGCGGCGGTATCGTCAACAGCTTCGGAGCTTCTAGCACATCCAATACTGAGCTTTCCATGGAATTCACCCTGGACGACATCTCAGGCTCCGCTGGTACGTGGGTTAGTGGTTCCCGCGACGACGCGGACGCCGGGTCAGGATCTTTGACTTTTGCAAATGGCCCTGTGGTCGGCGTACTGGACGCAGGATACGATCGATTTACGGTGCCTCTATATGGTGGTTTCGACGGTCTTGACATCACGGAAATGGATCCTTTTGCCAATCGCAACATCGACGGAGCTGCCAACGACGACGATAGTTACGAATTCTACTCAATCCGACGCGCTATCGACTCTGTGGCAGACCCCGAGGTTACTGAGATGAATCTGGCTTCCATTCCGGGTCTCACCCAGGAGACTTTGACAACCCACCTCATTCGCACATGCGAAGATCGGGCAGATGCCCTGGCGGTTATTGATCTACCCAACGGATTCGATCCCCGAGAGGAAGGCCAGGAAGTCCAACGCAATAATACTGCCAGCGAGATTCGACAGGCAATTGCCAACCTACGAGAGCGAAGCCTTAACACTTCTTACGGCTGTACTTTCTATCCATGGGTCCGCGGCCGCGACAACCTTAACGGCGCGCTCGTATGGCTACCGCCTTCTATTCCGGCCCTTGGTACTTTCTCAAGTTCCCAGCGCAAGACGCAGGTCTGGTTTGCCCCAGCCGGCTTCAACCGCGGCGGCCTAACGGAAGGTGCAGCAGGAATTCCCATCCTTGATGTGGCACACCAGTTGCGCCGCAAGGATCGAGATGACCTCTACAACGCCAACATTAACCCGATTGCCAAGTTCCCGGCAGAGGGTATTGTGATCTTTGGCCAGAAGACGCTTCAAACGACGCCTTCAGCCCTCGATCGTATCAATGTCCGTCGCCTGATGATCTTCGTGAAGAAGCGCATCTCCCAGATGGCATCCACGATCCTCTTCGATCCGAACTCGAAGACTACATGGGCCCGGTTTAAGTCAGAGGTCAATCCTTTCTTGGCTAATGTAAAGACGAACTTTGGTCTCTCAGACTATAAGGTGGTGTTGGACGAGACAACAACAACTCCAGATCTTATTGATAGAAACATTCTCTATGCTAAGATCTTTTTGAAGCCGACGCGTGCTATTGAATTCATCGCGATTGACTTTAATATTACAAGAACGGGAGCATCATTTGACGACTAGTAAATAATGCGGGATATTATAAGCTCCCGCACTATATAATATTAGAGTCACCAGGAGACAACGAACATGGCATTTTGGACAAGCGCACTATCAGAACCGAAAAGACAACATAGATTTTTGCTTAGACTACCGAGGTTAGCAACCATCAACGACGAGTTTACTTACACGGAGTATCTTGCGCGCGCCGTAACAAAGCCGTCTTACACTGTTTCTGAAACTCCTCACAAGTTTTTAGGCAACACCTATTACTACCCAGGAATTGTTGAGTGGAACACAATTCAGGCTACAATTGTTAATGCTGTTGCGCCTGATGGTAATGCCCTGTTGTATGATGCCCTGGCAAACATGGGCTATTTAAAGCCTGACACTCAGGAATTAATTTTCCGGGGTGCTCAAGAGCCTTCCACTATTAACAAGGACGCAGCCCTCAAAGCTCTCGGCATTGTTGAGATTGAAGAGCTTTCGGGCGAAGGCGGCACCGTAGGGACTTGGTCTCTTAATAATGCTTTTATTACGGCGGCCACTTTTGGTGATTTATCATATGATACTGAAGATATCCTTAATATTGAGGTCACAATGCGGTATGATTGGGCTACGTATGATATCGGACCGGCCGCTAGAGCAATTCATAGCGGCGAAAGCGCTTAAAATACTAGAAAGAAGGTGATTAATGGGTAAGAAAAGAAGGAACTCATCGCGTACGTCTTCGCCAGATGTACAGCCACCACCCAGGATGGCACCCCCTCGAACTCAAACAGAAAATACTTTTTCGTTCACAACCCCAACAGAATTTGTAGAACTGCCCAGTAAGGGCATGTTTTACCCAGATGACCACCCGCTCCACAATGTGGATGTAGTGGAAATCAAACACATGACAGCCAAAGAGGAAGATATTCTTACCTCTGAGCCTCTTTTAAAGAATGGGATGGCTCTCAATCGGCTGCTGCAGTCAGTTTTAATTGATTCAGACATTGACCCGGATTCTCTCTTAATTGGAGACAAGAATGCAGTCCTTATTGCCACCAGACAAACTGGATTTGGGGATATCTATACTACATCTATTGGTTGCCCGGCCTGCGGAGAGGTGAATACAAAGGATTTTTCCCTCGAGGAAAAGGAAATTAAAGAATCTGAACTGTCAGATGGAGTTACTCTTTTAGATAATGGTAATTTCTTGCTGACCCTGGAAGATTCCCAATTCACCTTAGAGGTTGAGATTAAGCTGTTAACCGGCCGAGACGAATTGCGAATTACAAAAACTCTTGAGAGAATGAAAAAGTTGAAAAAAGAGCCAGGCAACGTTACCACGATGTTGCAAAGTATTATTGTTTCAGTAAACGAGATGAAAGAACCCTCCGCGGTTAATCAGGTAATCGCTGCAATGCCAGTGAAATTATCAAGAAAAATAAGAAATGTTTATGAAGACATAATGCCGAACGTCAACATGTATGCTGACTTCGAGTGTGACTCATGCAACCACGTCGGCCGCCTGGAGGTGCCGATCAATTTAAACTTTTTTTGGCCTGAACTCTGA